GAAGGTAAGTTGGGTAGTGTTACCAATCATCTTGAAGTACCCACGCTGCTGCTCCTGGGTCATCGTGAGCTGGTTCCAGATGTGCATCCAGTCGCCGTACTGGCGATCGATGCGCTGGCCTCCAATCTCAACCTCAACCTGAGCGACGAGCTGCTCGCCGGGGAAATCCAGCCAGCGAGCATAGACACCGGAGCTAGAAACTCCCATGTTCTGGTTGATCTCCGGGAGAGTAACCTGGAGATAGGTGCGGTAAGCAAGATCTCCGTTCCTGCTGATAACGCACTGGACGCGGCGACCGAAATCGGCCTGTCCGTTGAAAGTCTGCTCGATCGACTCAATCGCGAAGTTCGTGTACCTGCGGTACGTCACCTTCCAGAAAGTAATTTGAGGGTTACCAGTAAGGTAAACATCCTGGGCCCCATAAGCTACAAGTTGCATAAGACCACCTCCCATTGTATTATATACTTGCTAAAGAAAAAAAATTTTTACAAAACTAATTAATTACGAAATAATAAAATGTTCCTTAATGTTATTGGATATTTACTTATAAGTATCTCATTCAAACCCACCTTTATTAAATGTGGGTTTGAATACCTAAAACGCCTATTATTTGGCTCCACCTTTTTCAAAGGTGGATTCAATGCTGGATACGGTGGATGACATATCCAAATTCGTTTTCATAAAGTTCAATAGATAATCTTCGTGAAAAACCTCCTTCTTGCCTTCATGGTTCTTTGTGAATACATAAGAATCATTGCGCTTTTTCAAAGACCAACCCTCTTCAATTGCATTGTATAACAACATCATTTTCTGAAATTTGATTGCATCTATTTTTAAATCAGGTTTTTCTAAATAACTCTTTATATCTATTTTCAGATCCATCTATTAAAAAGTAAGAAAACTAATCCTACTTTTTAACTTATTCCAATCAACCTTTGGGAAAGGTGGAGCCAAAAGGCCAAGCAAGAGCCAAACATTTTTACATTGAGATATGAAAAGTAGATTTAGCTCAACCTTTCCCAAAGGTTGGTTGATTGAGGTGGGGTTCGAACCCACGAAGCATATGCAGCAGATCTTAAGTCTGCCCCCTTTGACCACTCGGGAACTCAACCAGAAATTTTAGTCGCCATCTTACATAGCAATGGCTTAGAGAACACATCCAGTTCTCTATATTACCTACAGCATGTATCTTTAAATCATTTGTTCCACACATAAATATACTCATGATACTTCTCACCTGCGCTTCGTTGAGCTTTTGGTAGTGGAATCTTTGCTCGCGGTTTTCCAAGTACCTTAACTGCGACTGTGTTAAATACTTCTTCAGGGATATTCAAACAATAGTGTCCTCCTGAACTCAAATGTTTGTATGTTTTCTCAAATATTGGTTTGTAAAATTGTTCATCCCACTCCTCTTTCGTCTTCTGTTTGTTTGCCCCATCGTATAGTTCAATATTGTAATATGGAGGGCTTGTAAGGACCAAATCGTAATCCAACTTGGAATAATCAACAGTCAAAGCATCATGAAAGTGCAGTTCGATATCCGTTGTCGAATGTTTATTCAAGAATTTGCACATTTTATTGTAAGGTGTCTTCAGGTGCCGGTTGGAATCGATCCCAATATACTTGGACACATTCAAAGCACATGCACCCACAAGTCGTCCGCCCCACCCCATCGTGAAATCCAGCACACACTTAGGTTCAAAACGACAATATACATCCATAGCAATCAGGGGCTTAAAAATAGACACTGACGAGAAATACAAGTTAGACAATCGAAACATCACTTTGATCTCAGGATAGCCTTTTCGCGTCTTCTTGTAGAAATCCAACAGCTTCTTCACATATTTTTCTCTCTTCAGTCGGCTTTTGTTGAATAGAACATCGTAGAAAGTGATGTTTTGATATCCAGCAGTATTCAATCGCTCCACTGCAGTATATTTATTAACAACATCATTGCCTACGGTGCTGAGTGCAGCATGTTTCTCACACCCAATTTCAACAAGCTTCATAAAATCAGTCAATACATCAGCATCTGTTAGATTATACACTTGATTAGCCAACCGATCTTTTTGTTTTCGCGTATAATTGTTTTTCTGTAATGCGGGTTTCTTTTTGTTTTTGCTCGTTCTAGTTTTCAAATTGGTAGTCATATTATAATATATTTTTATTATAAATTAAATAAAAAATGATGTATGTATTAAATGCCTTCGTTCAAACCTAAAACAGCAAAAAAGATTAAATATAACAAGAAGAATGCAATAACATTAGATGGCAAGCATAAAGAGTTCATGAATGATTTTTCGAAGGATGATTACGATCGCATCCCACAGCTTCAATCAGAGCGCAAATCATTACAATCGACTCTTGAAAACCCCGACCTCAATGTGGAGCAACAGCTTGATATTACCGACCGAATAAATGAGATAAAAGAGACTATTCGGGACTACAAGTTACGGAAAAAGGAGTATTTGTTGGACAATTCAAAATTCATTTTTGACTATTTTGAGAACAAAAAAAATATTTCCGAAGGAGCAGTTATGACCAAAAATCAAAAACTGAATTCATTCTTTAAGATCAAAGAGGATGAATCTATGGAAGAATCTTGCCAACAAAAAACCCACAACATTGTTCAAAGATATCTGAGTAATATCGATGATTCATTCTTGGATGTAAATGCATTTATATCTCAATCAGATATTTGTAAGTATTGCAATAAGGGGGAACTGATTCCGTTAGAAGATGAAGGTATTCTGATCTGCAATCTCTGCTCTCGTCACATTCCTTACTTGATCGAGAATGAAAAACCCTCTTATAAGGAGCCGCCGAAGGAGGTTTGCTTTTATGCTTACAAGCGCATCAATCATTTCAAGGAAATACTCGCACAGTTCCAAGGCAAGGAAACCACACAGATTCCTCTGGATGTTATTGAAAATATAAAACTTCAAATCAAAAAGGAGAGAATTGAATTGATGCAGATAACCAATCACAAAACCAAGGAGATTTTGAAGAAGCTCGGGTATAACAAGTATTACGAGCATATTCCGTTTATCAAAGACAAACTGGGGATCAAACCACCAATAATGTCGCCTGAACTCGAGGAAACACTGTGCAATTTGTTTATTGAATTGCAGTCACCATATTCTAAATTCTGTCCGGATGACCGTGTCAATTTTCTGAATTACTACTATACTGCTTACAAGCTGTGTGAGTTGCTGGGTGAAGATCAGTATTTAGAACACTTCCCGATGTTGAAAGACCGAGAGAAGCGGATCGAACAGGACACGATTTGGAAGAATATTTGTGCGGAACTGGATTGGGAGTTTATTCCTACTATCTAGGCAGAGAACCTAGGTTCTCCGCACCTCTCCTAATCAACATTTCATAAGCTTCGCTGGACAAAGTGAAGTTAAAACATAGTTATTATTTATCCAACTAATAAATAATAATAATTTAGATTTTTCAAAACGAAAAAGGTATTACATTTTGTTCCACTTTTTCTAAAAGTGGATGTGGTTAAGTTGTTATAAATGTTTGTTATAAAGACTTAAAGGGTTCGCACCATATTATCGTTAGAAACCTCCAGGAAATTTTACAAGATTTGCTCCAATACCGAATCCGGCTCCCGACCTAGCACTAACGCCCATACTGGGGATGTAAGTATCAAGGATGCTAAATGTCGCGGCGGCGGTGGCGGCAATGAAGATGATCTCCTCAATATTCAGGGCATTTCTGGCTTTAGGAATCGCATACGCGGCGATGGCAACCATGAGACCCTCGACAAGGTATTTGATGATCCTCTTCACGAGTTCATTGACATTAACTAAACTGCTCATTATATTAAATAAAAAGAAAAAAATATGTTTGCAATGAAATAATAGATCTATAATGAAATATAATATCTGCGATAAATTACTTAAAATATAATAGCTAAATACATCAAATGAGTTGCTCTAAAGAACAAAAGCGATATGAGAGAAAAACTGTCAATGGAAAGACCAATCCCAAGTATGTTGATCTGCTGGAGGAGGACAAGCCTCTCGCCGGGCAAAAGTTCGTGTGTGTTTCATTTGTATCGCCGGAGAAGATTCTGAAGCAGAAGGAGATTTTCATGTTTGAGGAGTTCCTAAAGAAGTGGGAATTCAACAAGTCTATGGAAAAGTTTGTCCAGTTCCTGAATTTCGTTTCTTTCAAATATGGCGTATCGTTTGATGATATGTCCAACGATTTCAAGGAGTTTGTCAAGGACGAGAAGGATAATTTGGTAGCCACCAATATGTCGGACGAATACAAGACATTTGTTGATAACAACGAGGAGGAGCTCGAGAAGTCGTTTGCCGCGACTTGCAATTTCCAAACTTGCACCCGCGGTCTCAAGATTCGCGGATCGTATCCCACGCAGGAGGAGGCGGAGCTGAGATGCAAGCTGTTGCGCGAGATTGATCCCAACCACGATGTGTATGTTGGGCCGGTGGGGTTGTGGATGCCTTGGGATCCGGAGGCTTACAAGACGGGACGCGTGGAGTATATGGAGGATGAGCTGAACCAGCTGATGTCTGAGAAGAACAAGAACGAGTCTAATGCGAAGATGGCGTTTGAGCAGCGTGTCAAGGAGACGAAGCAGAAGGCTATTGAGGAGAATATCAAGAATGCCGAGAAGACGGGAAATATGCTGACGCAGTCCATCGACGAGCAGGGCAACTTGATCGGCGTCAATAATGCGAACACGCAAGAGGAGTCGCTCAAGGGGAACGACACCATTTCTGCAGCGGATATTCGTGCTGAGCTGTTTGAGGGTGAGAATATTGTAGTGGGGAAGTCAGACAATGGCAGGAGTAAGCTGGTGAGTGGTCCGTTCGCTGAGAAGAACAAGAGTGACTAAGCAGAGAACCTAGGTTCTCCGCACCTCTCCTAATCAATTTTTAGAAAGGTTGAATAATTATGATATAAAAACAAATATTTTATATTATAACAAATGAGCACAGCATTTGCGCTGATAACTGACAGATTATATCTCGGGAAGGCTGAACAAACAATAAAGGACTTGAGGACTCGTGGCAAATGGGAAGGAACTGTTGTATTGGCAACCATTGATTTTGATTTACCCGATGATTTCAAGACCAAATACAATGTGATAGAAGCAAAGTTTGCACCGATCGATAAAACTGCATTGCTAGAGAAGATCGGACCATCCGGATTCTCAAATAGCGACAAGAGAGAGATCAACAAGTTGAACCAGTGGGAGAAACTTCACATATTCGACGAGTATTTTGCGCAGTGGTCGCGAATTGTGTTTCTGGATGCCGGGATGCGTATTCTGGACACAGTTGATCACTTGTTGGAACTGGATTACAGGTATCGGTTCCTTGCTCCCAACGATGCTGCACCGTATTTTCATCCAGACAAGGTGTTCAAGAGTCAAATATGCTTTGATAACCCGGAATATGTTGAGCAATTGAGGAATGATTTCGGTGATACAATATTTGAATCGCATTATTTCTTGAATTGTATATGGATTTAT